TCGGTACACCATGCACTTTAATTTTTCAGGGTGGATCAGGGTGTTCATCGACCCCAAGAACTCGCACTCAAACTCTGTACGGAACTGTTCTTCGGATGTGTTAGAAATGGTCTGCTTTTTCCACGCGTCATCACGACCAGGCACATCGCTCCAGTGTACTTCTACTGGCACGTACTCGTTCTTGCCTTCTTCTCCAGGCTTCTTGTTCGCGTTCACCCAAAAGCGGTAGAACATATTCAAGCCCTTGGGCGTTGAAATAATGGTCACCTTTGTGCTTTTACCGCTGGTAATTGTGGGGTACACAGACGAGAAGAACTCTTCCGCGACATTCTGTGGCACATACGCAAACTCGTCCAAGAAGATGTAGTTGAACGATCCACCACGGACAGCAGACGATGAAGTAGCGGACGCAAGAATCTTGGAGCCGTTTTCCAGTACAATAGATCCCTTGTTCCACTCCACCACGCCCTGCTGCAACCACATGGGCAGGTACTCGTAGGCTAGTTTCAAGCGACCCAGTAGTTCACGTGCCGTAGTGAGTTTGTTTGCAAGAATAGCCACACTCATGCTCTGGTTGAACAGCACATAGTGGAGCAAGTACGAAATGATTGTTGTGGATTTGCCTGTCTGACGGGGGAGTTTACCGATCACGAAACGGTTTTCGTGAATGGTGCGGATCATGTCCTCCTGAAAGTCATACGGCTCAAACGGAACCAAACCCTTGTCGAGGGACACAATCTTCACGTAGTTCTTGATAAAGTACAGCGGATCCTGCGAACACTTCACGTACTCTTCAATCTGCTCCGGAGAGAAGTTTACGTTTACGCCTGCTGCCTTTAGATTGGTGTTGCCGAGATACTTGTTACTTTTACTGCTCATTCTTGTCTTCCACTATGGCTTCAAGCACATCAGGACGATTATCAAATGCCTTCGTGGTGGATCGTGCAGCGTTAATGATGTCTTGCAAGTCCTTTGTGGATCCCACATAGATGGACTGCGTGGTGTTGCTCACATTGTTGACAGTGTTTTCTGTCTTGCGGATGGCTTTCACCTTTGCGTGCATTTCCAACAGGTCTTTGTTTGTGTCTGATAGAGTCTTGATCAGTTGGGCTACCACTTCATATGCACGGGGAGAGTCGCCCTCTTGGGCAACACCAATAATTCCGTCCAGTGCAACCTTGCCTGACTCCACAAGTTCTTTTAGGTTCTTACGAACACAGTCGTAGTCCAGCCGCAGGTCTGCGTCCACCCGCTCTTGGGACAGCACAATTCCCTCTGTGGGAACTGCAACAGGCAAGTTTTTACACTCGGGTGCTGCGCCCTGTGGGGGCACACCCAACGCTTTGTCGATGCCTTCAAACATATCAACCTCCTATCAAATATTCCAGTCCACGGTGATTCCACCACCAGCCATTCCACCCTCAAACGTAGACCCGCCTTCTGCAAGGTTTTCGTACACCTTGTAGTACGGCTGATAGGTAGTAATACCTGCGCTTGGTCCAGAAATTCCAGTTCGGACCTTGCCGTAAGTGGAGTAATCAGTGGTGTTGCCTGCGGTGTATGTAACCCCACCCACAGCAGTGTTGTCCCAAATGTCCTTGTTCCACAAGTGAGCGTCCGCAATACGGATTTCCTTGTAAGTCTTCTTGGGACCAAACAGGTAAGTCTTCATACTGAAGTTCAGTGTAAAGGTAATGTTTCGTCTGCTTTGGAAGTCCCCCTCGTAGTCTTCTTCTGAAGAGAATCCGGTCAGAGTAACAGGGATGTCCATTTTCTTGTGCAGATCGTCAAAGTTTACTGTGACCACGAATTCAGGAGTAAAGTGGGGCAGAATCTGCTCCACAATCTGTAAACCGTCTTCCATGTTACGCACGTACACGTACAGCCCAAAATCAATGTTGTACGGCACTTCTGCGTAACTGTACTGGGTGTTTGTAGACCCAGTTGACCCTACGGGAGGGCGGTACAGCACCTTGGACACGCTGTTACGCTTGCGGAGGGAATCGTATGCGTAGCCTGTGATCTCAAACGCCATGCGCGGCAGCACTATTTGATTTGGGTTCTGTAGGTACGGGTCGCCTGCAAGACGTACCTTGTACTTCTCTTTGGGAGCGTATGAAATGGGAACCAGTAGCCGTTTTGTGCCACCACTTTCCACTTTGTCAATATACAGATCGTTGAACAGTGAGCCAAACGCAACCACCATTCTGCGGATAGATCCGTTGTAGAACTGGGTAAACATTAGTAGTTACCCTCGGAGAACGGATCTTTTTCAGTAAAGTCAAAGATATTGTCTTGCGTCTGTTCCAGTTGAATCTGCTCGTTGTCTTGTTCGTCTTGGTGAGCCGCACGAACATCGCTTACACCAACACTGGTGATTGAACGCGAAGTAGAACTGGTTAGTCCTACAAGAGTATCGCCTACCAAGAAAGTGCCTTCCTGAACATTCACAGACAGCGTACTGGTTGCTGCGGTCCACGACACCACGCGACCGTAAGCACGCTTGTTTGCTGTTGTACCAACGTACACCTCTTCACCTTCAATGTAGTTGCCACTACCAGTTGTAACAATAGTGGTAAGGTAAGACGAGTGCACGTCCATTGCTGCGTCCAGTTCGCTTTCTCCGGTGTCGATTTTCTCGTTGGACGACTTGAACGCTTCACACGACAGTTTAAAGCAGTACCGATCCCCTGCTTGGTAGAAGGGGTTGTCGTGCTTCACGTACTTGATTTCAAACATTCCGTATGGGTAATCAAAGTAGATGATGTCGCCTTCACGGGGACGACCCAAACGACGAATATCGGGGTGATGCCCCATGACTTCAAGGAACCGCTTCCTAGACACCACGAATGTTGCGCTTTCGCGCACATCCAGTCCGAACCGAGACATTTCTGAATCGCCTTCGTAGCCTTCAGAGTTCTCCAAGTACATTTCAATACGATTTGCGTCCTTGAACTCTGAAACCTCTTCGCCCAAAATGGTGTCCTCCGTGACTTTTTCACGGGGCAAATACACCATGTCGTGACCGTAGATTTTGATAGCCTCTGTGGTCAACGACTCAAGCAGTTCCTGCTCGTTCTTTACTGTTCGCTTAAAGTACGGGTTTACTGCCATGTTTATCCTGTGCAGAAGTCTGGTGGTTCTTCGTACTTCGTCATGTAGTCTTCCATGATCTTTTCCAGTTCTTCTTGGGCTTCGGAATAGATGCGCTGCCCGTTGAATGTAAGATTGCCTGGAAGGTTGATGCCGTCGTACTTGGACAAGTTTGCGCCCCACTGCCGCTTGATGAGAGCAATGGTGTGGCGTTTCAGCATGGTGTCGTTCCACACCTCTGAATACAGTGCAGGATCCGTTGAGCGATACGCTTCAATCAGCAAATACTGTCCTGGTTGGAAATCTGTCCAGTTCATGTGCAGCGTTAGGCGGTTGGCGTAACGGCTGAATGTGATCTGCTTTTCAGGATCCAGCAACTGCTGCAACATTTCAATGTACTGCATGGTGGTCACGAAATAGTTCAGATTCATCTGACCAGTACGCAGCCCGTAAAAGTCATTCAGTGCCATTTGGTAGCGCACATTGAAAATATTGTTGATCTGTAGATTGAAGCCTACTTGGAACACACGGGTCACACTCAAGATTCGTTCACCGTCAGTACCCAAAGAGTTTGTGTTCAGGTAGCCGTTGGTAATGTCCTGCTGTGTGACTTGGTACTTGTAGTACGTCTTTTCATGCCCGTACATATGCCAGTCAAAGAAGTGGCGCAAGGCTTCATCAATACGGTCCTCCACTTGGGAGTCGTCCACATTGATTTCAATTACAGGATGCCCCAGTGCACGCAGAGCGTATTCTTTGAGTTCTTGTCGTGTAGTGGGGTTTGCCATGCCGTCTCCTTTTCAAGTATTTAGGAGAGTTCTCGCTCCGCTTTCAGGAAAGCCACCAAACGGGCTAGTTCTCCCTCGCGGTTGCAGATTCGGTTCCCCTCTGCCCAGTCTAGAGGCAACCGCAGGCTGTTTGCCCCGTCTGAAATATAGTGTTCCGTTCCACTTCGGTACACTCGGGTGGTCCACCCATACGGAACACTGTAATGCGGCTCTATCTTCAGGAAGTCCTCCCAAGAGTACTGCCTGCCGTTTAGTTCAATCCACTCGTTTCCATAGTGTACAAGTGAAACCATGTGTTACGGAGGCGGTAGAATTTCACCCTCATCAATTGCGCCGTAAGTAACACCACCGCCCTTACGATACCACGATTTGGATTCAGGCACAGTGGTAACCTTCGTGATCTTTGCATTGGGCGACACTAAAAGAGCACTGCCTGCTCTGCTTGATTGAGGTGCAATTTTCAAAGCAGCAGCGGTGGTAATTCCCAATTTTTCATTGAGTGAAGTGTGGGTTGTTGCACCTGATACAGCAGACCTAACAGCGTACTGCAAAGTGTTTGCTTCAGACCTGTAAACTAGAACATCGCTGTACAGTCTAGCAACGTCTCCAGTTCGGAAGTTGTACTGATTACCGTAGTAGTCTTCAATCACAGTGTTTCCGCTGAAGCCTGCAACCACAATGTTGTCGTATGCGTTACGCAACCACTCCACATTACTTTGGATGGGCAAGAACGAGTAAGTATTGCCACCAGTCCATCCCGAGAACAGGGAGCGGAAGTCTCCAGAATTTCCGCTCGCTCCGTACATAACAGTGATACCAAGCAGGAAGTACGTAGTGTAGTCTGCTGCGTTTTGACGAACAGTTCTTGCAGAAGTCAGTCCAATAGTTTGAGTTACTCCACTAACAATAATACACGCTCCGCTATCGTAGCCAAACACATATCCTGCCGAGCCTCCTGAAGCGGTAAATCCACCACACACCCCATTGTAAAGAGTAAACCCGTGAACATCAGTGTCTTCACGAATAATCAAAGAAGCACCCAAAACTCCGCGTTCTTGTTCAAAGTCTCTGAAAGAAACAGCAGCAGAAACTCTACACAGATTGTCTACAGGAAACAAGGTTGTTCCTGGTGGTCCGTTCATAGACAAATGATAAATGGTGTAATCACCTGCGTAGTCGTTTTCCCACAGATTTGACCCACTGCTGCCAAACAAGGCGTAGTCTGCAAGGGCAAGCGTTACTCCACCACCACGAATGTGTAAGTCGTCCATCCAGCCCTTGAATGGGTAGTCTCCAGACGCACCGCTGCCCACCATAACCGGAGCAGAGGAGGTGCGGATGCAGCCCGACAGCCCAGTTGCAGAGTACAGTGAAGTGCCGTTCCAGTACGTCTTGATGGACGCTGAACCTCCTCGCAGTGCCCACGCAACAGCAAAGTGATTCCATACTCCAGTACTGATTCCTGAAGGCGACACGTTAACAATTCCTTGGTAGCCCGCGCTTGCATACGAAGCGTCGGAGTAGTGGAACTGCACTTGCTCTGATGAGGTGTCGTACTCCAAACGGAAGGAGTCTAGAGTGGAGTTGTTTACACCGTCTGCACTACGGGTCACCAAAATGGGATCGTAGTTGTTGCTGGGTTCTTCTTCTAGGTACATCCACCCTTCAAGAAGAAAGTATGGAGTGGCAGCATTGGTGGTTGTGAACGCAGGCAAACGAATTCCTGCTGCCTTCTGTGCAGCAAGGTCGGTGTAAGTGCCTTTGAACTGGGCAGCACGAACACCTATTTCTCCGGAAACACCAATCGTACCAATCGTTGGCACAAAAGTGTCTAAAGTAACTCCACCCACAGAGTAGTTGTTTACAATCTCGGGCAAAACAGTGCTTTGAAAAACTTGCTCATTCAAAGAGAACTGACCAAAAACAGTTCCACGGATAATCTGTTCCGTGAAAGGATTTATACTAATGCTGACTGGTTGATTTTCTGAAACCGGAGAAGTTTGTGGAAGCACAAAAGAGTTCACACCATCAAGAGGCTGTCCTCCAGGAGTGATTTCAAGACCAAACAGTGAAGTAGTTTTAGTAAATACATCAAAAGTTTGATCAGGCAAGTCTTGATCAACCACCACGGTTTTTTCGGTGTAGTTTTCAGGACGGTAACTAGCGGGATCGAAATAGTTTTCGATTTCAACCACTACTCCTCTTTCATCAAGTTTTAGTAGTTTTTTTCCCATACTTCAAGTTCCTAGATTGTCTGTTTGTATGAATTGAGCACCTGATCCCATTGCTGGTCCGGCAAACCCAGGAGGAGAAGCCGTCTGTCCACCACTAACCTGTGGGGCGTTTACTGGATTCACATATGTACCAGCACCAAAAGACACCGGTCGCATAAACCCAAGGTTTTTGGTTCCGTTTTCAGGCGCATATGCCCCGCCAACTCCAGTTTTCGGTCCAACAAATCCTGATGTTATGCCTTCACCCTGACCGTTTGCAGCAATAAACCACGCACTCACTCCCCGTGGAGCGTTGTACAGCAACTGTTGTCCTGCTGATCCGTTTATACCGTATCCGCCACGAGTCATTATTCGTGGAGTAGAGTTTCCAAGCAGTTTTCCTTGTGTGGTGTTCCAGAAATAGTATATGGACGACTGCCCCCACAATTCTGCACCACCGAAAATACATCCAAATTTTCCGGTGTTCACTGTGCTTATAGGAACACAACCACCATCCCAAGCAACAACAAACGGATTGTAGCCCGCTGTCGAGAGACGGAGAGCAGATGAGTCAATTAAGAATATCGCACCGTCATTAAACGAGACATTACTAGTTCCAAACACTTCAGCGTCTGTTGGAGGTGTGGTGTGTGGTGCGGTGAACAACCCAATCTTATTTTTGGTGCTGTGCTTGTTCCAAACAGCGTATGTTGATAGGTTATTGTGAACAATCACTATAGGAGCCCAGGCGCGGACCTCACTGCCTTGTCTAACCGTGAATCCGTAATTCCAAGAACTGCCTGCCTTTGTGGAAATACCAAAGCACTGCGGGTTTTTCAACACCATAGACCCACCATACAGTAAAACCTTGGCGGAGTTGCTTGCCAAGAAATTATTGTGTGCTCCGTTTTGCAGAGAAATATTACAGTGGTCACTCTCAACCTTTGCCCCTGAACTGACAAGAATAGGAAGGTATGATTTTCCAAACACATCCAAAACTGATCCTTGTAACACTACTTCAGACGCGTGAACTATAAGTCCATAACCGTTTGATGAGTAATCGTATAGACTCACAGGATACGCTGAAGAACCAGATAGAGCCTGATAGTCCCAGTTGTTAAACCCAGAAGTTATTCCGGAATACGCGTAGGTGAACCCGTATGTGGTATGAGTTCCAGTAATAGTAACACCACTTGGAGTGCGAATCACAACCCCATTAGCACCAAATGCCAAGTAATTATTCGCTACAGTTACACCTTCAGAAACATCGTGATACGCAAAAAACTCAAGAGTCTTTCCTGTGGTCAAAAAGTCTTGAAGTGTGTCTTTCAAGTCTATGAAGTGCTCGTTGATTGCCACTCCGTGCCAAGTAACAGGTTGGTTTTGAATATCTGCTTTGGTTACGGTTCCGCTTGATGCTGTCCACGTGGTGTTTACGTTTCCCCATCCCACATTGGTTGCGTTTGCAAATGTTCTACCCAAATTGAAACCTGCAAAGAAACGGGCAAAAGGAGTTCTGCCACTTGACTCTTGAATAAAACCAACCACACTGGAGTAAGTTACACCGCGTCCACCTGCGTTGTTGAAAACAGAAGGGTGGAGGAAACACGCGCTAACACCACCAAAAACCGTTGCTCCAGGAATAACAGGCAAATTCATACGCATAGTGTACTTTCCTGGCGCGTATGCGTTGCACACCACGAAAGTGGGTCCAAGAGTTCCACGGCTATTAGACTGAATCGTAATTGCGTTTCTATTTTGCAAACTTGTTTGCACCAAAGTGGAGTGTATTGATCTGGCAGGATCTTTCATTCCATGCCCACGACCAATAGCACCAACAAACTCACTAGACTGCTCGGTAACCAAAATTCCACCGCCGTTTGATATCACCAAAGCAGGAGTATTACTTAATTCTCCAAGTTCAGCGTTCTGCGATCCTGTGTACGGAGTTCCATCTCCAGGAGGAATTATCCTTGAAGGAATCACTCCGTCTATTGCACCAGGAAGATTTGAAGTTCCTGTGGTTTCACCGTATTCGTCTACAGTTACACACTTGTCCACAGAAAGAACAGAACCTCCACTTATTCTTATCGAAGTCCCTCCGCCTCCGTTATGAGATGCGTCAAGTCCCCATCCAAGCATACCCAAATTTCGTACTTTAACCTTTGACCTATTAACCAACACCATGCAGTCTGGAGAACGCCCAAGGAAAGTAGACCCCAATCTTCCGTCAATATCAATGTCAGCATCAAATCCGTGACACGGAGCAAGTGTTGCACCGTTTGGCAATTTATTGTAAGACTGCGCTTCAATGTCTCCGTTAACAACCATCAAGTTTCGGATGGAACCCACTTCACAACTGTCTAACATAAACGGAATCGGTCGTTGTGATCGGGGCAAAGGAGTGTAGTTGTCACTCATCATTGTTGCAGAACTAACATAAACTTTAATCACCGCAGGGAAGTTTGTTAACACGTGCGGGTCATCGGTAACGTGAACATCAGTTCCTTGTCGGGACGGATACGTGAGATTTACACCGTACCCGTCCGGACCAGTTCCGTATGAAACAGCAAATCCAGTGTTTCCCCATGCAGGAGGAATGTTTGTGTCTACAGTATTGTATCCGAATGTTGGTCCGTAGTACCCATTTGGCACACTATACTGTGGTTCAGGGTAATTGCTACTCAACATATCACCAAGAGAGTTTGGATTGGTGTTTAAGCCACCAAAATACGCAGTGTTGCCCAAACCACCAGGAATTTTACCGTTCAGTGAAACTCCAGGAAGCACAACAGCACGCCCATCAAGGTTCGTGTTTTTAAACTGCAACCGCAGATCAAACTCGTTTGCACTTGCGCCTTCAATTCGCGCAAGCCCCCATATTCCTCGTGATTCTTCGTGAGACAGCCCGTGGTTAAACTGGAAGCGCATGAAACTCAACGAGGATTCTCTATCACTCACAGGGGCTGTTGGTCTAGCCCGATTGTACTTTCCGTTTACAAACACCCCATTCAAAGTGTCGTTATACGGGTAAAGAGAAGCAGTAGACATTGCTGCATTACAAATAGAAACGTATCCAAACTCGTCTTCTGCGCTGAAACCGTGAGCAGTAGTGCCTGCAAACGGAACAGCGTTACCCGATAGTTGATATCCAGAAACAGTCTGTCCGTGTGCGTGCTGTGCATACCACAGATTAACGGTTCCGGTATGCCCGTAGTAAGTAACACGAGACAAATCCCAAGAGTAATCCTTTACACGGTAAATGTACCGCTGCTTCAGTGCTTCAGGATCACCCTGAATAACGATACGATTGCCGTTTGGGTGGTACAGGTTGTCGGGGAACGGATTTGTGCCGTCTTTGTTTGCAGGGTCAAATGTGTATCCGTAGATTCCCTTTTGAAACTGGATGTACAGCGTAGCGTTACCGTAAATGGCGTACTCTTGTGCGTGTTGCCATGCTCGACGCAGAGTGGCATACGGTTTGGATAAACTGCCGTCACCAGTGCTGTCGTTTCCCCATGTGAGTCCAGTCCAGTTGCTTGTGGATCCGGTTTTCCCTAGCCCGTTGTTTGGCGGAGAAATGTAAATAGTGGTGTCAGAGTCAATGCTTCTGACGTTTGCGACATTGGGAATTTGTACTGGTGAGTATGGCATTGTAGGTATTTATCTCATTTACGCAATACGGATAGCGTAGCCTGCCCAGTTTATCAATCCATTAGGACCATCAGCAGAGCCTGAATCATAAAAAATAGAAGGAGCATTTGTAGCAGATATGTTTCCACCGTTTGCTTGCCACGCTTTGGCGTCCCCTGTGGCAGTGGTCTTGAATTCTATAAATCCGGTTGCATTGGCTTTAACAGTATCCGATCCATCCAACCAATAACCCATAGTGGTATCAGTAGTCGTAGGAACTTTATTCAAGTTACCAAACCTCAAAAACTGTCCAGCAGGAACAGTCCACACCTTTGCCATACAGAAATGAAGGTCTTCGTCCGTGGCTTGGGTTGCAAGACTGTTATCTGCTGCGGTGAGATACACAAACCAAGTTCCAGCAGGAAGTGCTGTCACTGCTTGATGTGCAACATTGGTTATGTAATTTCCACGAAGAATTGGTATGACTTGACCCACTGCGCTTGCCGTGTTGTTGGGTTTCACCATCACATTCGTAGCACCGCCAAAGTCGCCCACCTTCAGCGTACCGTTCACATCAAGGGACGCGCCTGGTGTGGCTGTGCCGATTCCCAATCGTGAATCTGAAGTAAAGCGCATACCCTCTGCGCCAGCAGTACTGCCCCGTGGGGTGAATTCAAAAGACAAAGCCGTGCCGTGGGCATTTGAAGTGAAGTTCTCTTCAGCAATCACATTAAATCCGCCGTTTCTTCCGATGTTCGCGCCAAAATTTCCGTAACTTGTGCCGTCCCAACCAAAACCACTAATCCGAGACAAATAGTCACCACTTTGAACAGCCAGTGGAGCAGCAACGGTTCCACGGCTGGAATAGCACCGCAACGCAACACCTACATCCACTCCACTTGCGTCTGCTTTCACCAGTGCAATCTCGGAGTTTCCGTTGTGTTTCAATACAAAGTTGCCGAAATCGCCAAAAGAACTACTGGAAACCGCGTTTCCAATCGCAAAGGTTCCTCCCTGCGTGAACACCGCACGAAGCGTTCCGTTGCCAGCATCACCTGGAGTGTTGGTGTAGATTCCCAAGTCACCGTTCGATC